ACATCGCCACGCCGGAAGCGATTCCGCGCGGCGCAACCCCGCAGACTTCTTGACAATCTGACATTCGCGCGGCCGCGAGCGCCCCCGGCGCGAGCGGGTCCCCCCGACGAAAGGATCTCCATGCGACGCCTGCGCCCCCTGGCCCTCTTCCTGAGCCTCTTCCTCCCCGGCCTGGCCCTCGCCGCCTGCGAGGACGACCTGGTCGCCACCGGGGAGTACGCCAAGGTTGTCGACGCCTCCCGCGACGGCGCTGAGAAGGAAGTCGCCGTCCTCCGTTACCGCCTCATGAAGGCCGAGCGCGCCCTGGCCGAAGCCGAGGCGAAGCTGGCCGCCAAGACCACCGCCCCCGTGGAGACACCACAACCATGAAGAAGCTGATCGCCCTCGTCCTCCTCGCCCTGGTGCCGCTGCAGTTCGGCGTCGGCGAGGCCGCCGACAACATCACGATCAACGCCGGCACCGCCGGCTACGCCACCACCACGGTTCTGAAGTCCAAGGACCGCAGCGGCGCGCACTCCCAGGTCGTGGTGATCGAGGGGGCGACGGCCGACCGGCTGCTCGTGGTCAACGCGGACGGCTCGATCAACGTGGGCGGCACCGTCGGGGTCAGCGGGACCGTCACGGTGTCCGGAACCGTGGCCGTCAGCAACCCCGGCACGGTCGCCGACAACACCGCGTTCTCGGCCGGCAGCGGCACGACCAGCGTCATCGCTGGCTGCAGACAGGACACCCCTGGCGCCATTACCGACGGCCGCTCGGCCTGCCCACGCGTCGACTCGAATCGCGTGTGGTTCAGCCACCCAGTCGCCTCGAACGGCTCGTCGGTGACGGACGCCACGAACCTCGCCCTGCGCGCCACCTTGGTGACCATCCCGCAGATCGGCGGCCAGGTCGCGGCGGGCTCGGTGAAGGGCTTCCCGAACTGCGACAAGAGCGCCTTCCTCAAGATGACGTCGGCCACGACGACCGAGATCGTGCCGCTCACTGCCGGTGAGATCGTCCACGTCTGCTACTTCAACATCGTGGGCGGCGGCGCCACCACGACGAAGTTCGTCAGCGGGACGGGGGCGAACTGCGGCTCCAACACTGTCGACCTCACGCCGGCCTACGACCTGGCCGCCCAGACGGTTCTCAGCGCCGGCAGCGGCATCGGCGAGGTGCTCTCGACCCAGCCGACCGGCGCGCTGGACGCCCAGAACGGGCGCGCGCTCTGCGCTACGAACAGCGCGGCCCAGAACGCCTCCATCTTCGTCAAGTACGCCAAGTTCTAAGTGCTGGTCCGCCTCCTCCTCCTCCTCGCCCTGTTCCTGCTGGTCGACGTCACCCTTGCTGACGCCACGGAATACGTTGCCGCGTGGTGGGGGAGTGGCACGACGTGCAGCGCGGCCGCCCCGTGTACCGTGCAGACCGCAGTCGGGAAGTCAGTCGCCGGGGACACTGTTTCCCTCCTAGACGGGACGTACACCGGACCCGACGGCATGGCGGTGGTCAGCGGTAAGAACGGCAGCGCGGCCGCCCCGATCACCATCCGCGCACTCACGGACGGCAAGGTTAAAGTCGACGGCGAGCACGCGCGGTATCCCTTCTCGTGCGTCAACAGTTCCTGGATACGGACGTTGGGCATCGACTTCGTCCGGGGCACTTACGCCGTCGCCCGCCACGAGAATTGCGCGAACGTCACGCACCAGCGCGCAGTGTTCCGCGACGCGGACATCCGGCTCAACGCTGCGGTTTTCTGGAACATCAACAGCACCGACACATGGTGCGAGGACTGCGCGATCTTTGGCACGGGGGCCACGACCGTGCAGAACGGCTACAACGCCGGGTCGCGGCTGGTCCTGCGCCGGGCCTGGATTCGGTTCGAGGGCAGCACGACGAACTGGTCCGGCAAAGTCGCGGCGGACCTCGGCTACGAGTCCGCCGGTGCGGTATGCGAGAACTGCCTTGTAACCGCGACGCTGCTCTCGATGCCGGCGACGTCGTATGGCGTGACCGACAACGACGGGCGCGCAGTCGGGTCGGGTCTGCCGGGGACGTTCAACGGCAACTGTGGCGTGCAAGGGGTGCAGTTCACGCTCACTCCACCGTGCCCGGAGTCCATCTACCGCGTGCGCGGTGGCGCGGGCGTCCCGACGCACAACCACCGGATGCTTGGTTCGCTCGTGTACTTGCCGGCGGGCTCGACGTGGGCGGCAACGGGCGCCGCCGTATTGAGCGCAACCGTGCCCAGCGCGTTCGACATTTCTGGCGTACGCCTTCAGGACTCGATGGTCTACATCTCGCCGAGCTACCCGAGCTTCGGCAGTATGCGCGGCTTCGTTCTCAACAGCTTCGGCGGCTCGACGAGTGACCTGCAGTACGGCCGCCTCTCTGCTGTCTTCGGCTCCGGTATTCAAGTCTTCGGCGGCGGCTGGTCGAACAGTCTCGGCTCGAACTCGTACGGCACAGCCTTGGCCAAGAACGGCGGTACGGTGGCCGACCCGTGGCAGACGTCTGGTGCGGGCGCGAGTCTGTGCTCGGAATATGTCGATGGTCTAAAGACGGCCACTCCGCTGCTGCCGTGGCGGATGAACGACCGCATCCTGGCCGCGACTGCTGAGGCGGGCCGGTACAACGGCCCCTGCGTGAATTGCACAGGCGCGCACGGGTTGCGAACGGCGGTTGACGTCAATGCGGAACTGGCGGCGCTGCTTGGCGCGGCGCCCAGCGCCTGCGTGCGGGGCACGCCGCCGGCCGACCCGCCCCCGGCCGACCCGCCGGCGCCAACACCCGTCCCGTCCGACACCGCGTTCCCGACAGCTTCCGTCCTCGACAACTTCAACCGCGCGAACGGCGCGCTCGGGGCGAGCTGGACGGCGGTGAATGGCACCGGCTTAGTGGTGGCGTCGAACCGCGCAGCGCCGCCGGACACGACAACTTTCCACATCTCGAAGTGGGCGTCAGCCTTCAGTGCGGACCAGGAAGTGTTCGCGACCGTCCCGGTTCTACCAGAGGTTGGCGCTACCTGGCTCCAGGTGTCGCTGCGTCTGCAGGATCTTAACAACCGCTACGCTGTCAACCTGGCGCGGGCGCTTGGCGTGGACAACGACCAGATCTTGCCGTACGCGGTCGTGGGCGGCGTTGCCACCCTCCTCTGCGGCGGCGTCCCGCTCAACCTCGGCTTCGATGCGGTGGCCGGCGACAAGTTCGGGGCGCGCGTCGTCGGTTCCGTCCTTGAGGTCTGGTACCAGCGGAGCGGGCAGAGTTGGGCGCGCGTGGCCGCGTGCGCGGACACCTCCATTGCCGCTGGCGGCGCCATTGCGCTCGGGCACGGCAGCTTCGGCGCGTTCGATGACTTCGGTGGCGGCAACTACGCCCCGACGCCGGCGACGCCCGGCACGATGTTCCCCGTCGTGGTCGAGCGCCCCGCCGCCGCCGCGCGCCCCGCAGCGGCCCAGTAAATGCCCGCGCCAGCGTTTCCGCCGGTCGCGCCGGGTGCGACGCCCACTGACCCCGCGCCTGCGCCCACGAAGCCGCCGAAGAAGACCCCGCCAGGGAGGGACAAGAAGCGATGAGTTTCGAGTTCCTGCCCGCGCCGCCCGACGAGCTTCTGATCGACCCGCGCGCGGCCATGCCCGTCATCGAGCCGGCGGCCGCCAAGCAGCTCGAAAAGCAGCGTGAGGCCATCGACCGCTACACCCTGGTCCCGAAGACGTCGTCCTCGATGCCCTGATGCGGCAGTGCGCCTGCGTCGCCCTTAACACCGAGTCGATCCTCGCCTACCTGACCTACGAGTCGATGCGTCGACAGTACGGACGGGTCGTGACGCGCGAGGACGGTGTGGCGTGGGCGCGCTGCCCGCACTGCAGTGGGACGGGAGTGGACCCGCGCCCATGAACGCCTTCCCCATGATCGCCGAGTGCGCCGCGCGCCAGCCGGCTGCCTTCTTCGTCGTGCGTTGCGACTGCGGCGAGCCGATGGTGGTCGGGACCGGCCGCTGCGCGACGTGCGCGCTGCGCGAGAACGTCCTGGCCCTGGAGCGTGCGTGGCCCAGTCGCTGAACACCCTGTTCGAGGGCCTCAACCGCGTCGGCCTCCCGTACCGGCCCCGCTCGTACCAGCTCCCGTTCTGGGAGGCGATGATCAACGGCGGCAAGCGCCGCGCGAACGTCGTGTGGCACCGTCGCGCGGGCAAGGACACCACAGCCCTCAGTTTCATGCTGACGATGGCCGCCGCCGAGCGGGGCGTCTACTACTACCTGGCCCCCACGTACAACCAAGGCAAAAAGATTGTCTGGGATGGTCAGACGTCGCGCGGCATGGACGACGACCGCGCCAGCGCGAACAACGACGGCGTCCCGTTCAAGGAGTTCGTTCCCGACGCGTGGCTCGAACGCTTCGTCGAGGACGAGATGCAGATCTGGCTCAAGAACGGGAGCCTGGTCCAGATCGTCGGCACGGACAAGCTCGACAGCGTGCGCGGCGCGAATGTCAAGGGCGCGGTCTTCAGCGAGTACGCGATCTCGAAGCCGCAGTCGTGGACTGAGCTGATCGAACCGATGCTGCTGGAGAACGGCGGTTGGGCCGTCTTCGTGTACACGCCGAAGGGTCAGAACCACGCGCACAAGCTCCACACGTACGCGGAGGCGCACCCCGATGAGTGGTTCTCGTCGCTCCTGACGATCCGCGACACCAAGCGGCCGGACGGCACGCCAGTCATCGCCCCCGCCCTCATCGAGGCCCGCGTGGCGGACGGGCGGCTCGACCGCGAGACGGCCGACCAGGAATACTACTGCTCCTTCCTCGGAGCCATCGCCGGCGCCTACTACGGACAGCAAATGCGGTGGCTCGCCCAGCACGGGCGCATCACCAGCGTGAAGTGGGACGCGGCGCTGCCGGTCGTGACCTGGTGGGACCTCGGGTACGACGACAGCACCACGATCTGGTTCGCGCAGCGGACGCACGGCCAGATCCGCGTGATCGACTACGAGGAGCACAGCGGCGAGGGGCTCCCGTACTACGCCAAGCTGGTGAAGGACAAGCCGTACGTTTACTCGCACCACGTCATGCCGCACGACATCGAGGTCCACGACCTCGGCACCGGGTACAAGCGGCGCGACACAGCGGTGCGGCTCGGCATCAAGCCGATCACGGTCTGCACGCGGCACCAAGTTCACGACGGCATCGACGCGGTGCGGGCGCTGCTCCCGTCCTGCTGGTTCGATGCCGAAGAGTGCGACGAGGGGCTCCGCGCGCTGCGTGAATACACGAAGGACTTCGACGCCGAGAAGGGCGTCTACAAGAAGGTCCCGCGCCACGACCGCAACTCGCACGGCGCCGACGCGATCCGCACGGGCGCCAAGGGCGACGTCGAGCGGATGGAGCTTCAGTCGTACAAGCAGCAGTCCTCGTACACGGACTTCGATCCGCGCGCGATGGAAGCGGCCTCGGCCGCGCTCGACTTCGATCCTCGGGAGATGAATTGATGGACCAGCCCAGCCAGCCGTCCCGGCCGCAGCCGCAGGTCGTACCGGCGTCGCAGTCGCGCGAGTCGGTTGTTGAGGACATCCGCGCCAAGCAGAAGCGCGGCGAGTTCACGCCCTTCGCCGGCCCGAGCCTCGGCAGCAACGACACCCTCGCGCGCCGCACACTCCTCGGAGGCCCCCGATGATTGGCCACCGCCGTTGGGGTCTGAAGACCGGCAGCGTTCGTGCGCGCCATTTCAGCTCCCCGAAGATGCCGTCGATGCCAGCCGAGACGCCGCCCCCGCCGAGCCGCTTCGACCAGGAGGCCGAGAAGCAGGCGGCCGCCGCGCGTGACGCCGCGCGCCAGTCGCGCGGGCGCCGCAGCACGATCATCGCCGGCGGGATGCCCGCCGAGAACCTCGGCGGCACCCCGGCGCCCTTGAGCGGGAAGAACACGCTCGGATGACCGCACGCGACAAGATCAACTGGTACAAGGCGCTGCTGTCGCAGCGCGCTCAGTGGGAAGGTACGTGGGACCGCATCGCGCGCCTCACGCTCCCGCGCAAGAGCGGTCTGCAGTTCTCGGGCCGCACGCCCGGCGCACGCGTCGAGACGCAGTACACCTCGACGGCCATCCGCGCGAACGAGCTGCTCGCCGCCTCGATTGGTGGCTCGCTGACGTCCAGTGTGATGCGCTGGTTTGCCTTGGCCAACGGCCTGCCGATGCTGAAGGACAACAAGCAGGTCGCGCAGTGGTACGAGACGTTCAGCGAGCGCCTGTACCAGAACCTGGTGCGCTCGAACTTCCACCAGGAAGTGCAGGAGGTCTACCTCGACCTCGGCGCCTTCGGCACCGGGTGTCTTCTGATGAACGAGCGCAAGTCGCGCGGCCCGTTGTTCGGTGGCTTCCAGTTCCAGTCGCAGGAGATCGGGACGTACGTCATCGCCGAGGACGGGGAGGGCCACGTCGAGGTGGTCGGCCGCATCCTCAAGATGTCCGCCCGCGCCGCCGCCAAGCGGTGGACGCCGGCCAAGGTGGGCAAGCGCATCAACGCGCTGCTCGCCGACCCGGAACAGTCCGAGCAGATGGTCGACATCCTCCACATTGTGTACCCGCGCGAAGGGGTCGCCGGCTACAAGAAGGCGACGCGCGCGTCGCGCCTCCCCGTGGCGAGCTGCTACATCGACATGGAGGAGCA